CCATTCTACCTAAACGACCTATACTGCTACAGCTGGACTTTTTGACCTTGACCCACTACACGCTACAGCGGGAATATACATACGTGCATCACTCTATATGTCGAGTACATACACGTGAGCGACCTTTAGCTAGTATGAGTATGAGTCAAGTGTATGTGTGCTGTATGCGTTCAGTGTTATATTTTTGTCTACAGCTACAGCGGGAATGTACACAGTGCAGGTTTTATCTAAGTTGAGTCATAACAGCTAGTCACTACAGCGGGAATATACACAGTGTAAATACTCAACATTACTATCATTCATATATGAGCGAATATTATAGAATTCATTGTTATTTGACATCAGCAGAAGATTCAGTTCAGGAACAGATGTGGCTGTACATACAAAGGTATAATGGTTGGATCAGTACTCATCCCTTGGGACTTCAGGTCTTTATTCCCGAACGTTACAGTGCCATTATACTCTTACTAGATCCTCATGCTCAACGACAGACTAGATACGACTACATTGCTTAAAGCCGAAATTGCTTGGCCCAGTATCGGTCAGGATCACACTCAGTTGGATTGGATTGACCATATGTCGGCGGCGGCTGCTTGGCTAACGTCTAATGTGGGCAGGGAAGGTCTTATGTGGCGCTGGCGGCGCGCCCCAGGGGGCGGACTTGCAGTCCAGTTTCTAAGGCCTCAGGATCTTGCATGGTTTATGCTTAGGTGGACCGCCCCTTAATCGATTTAAATACTCAATCATGAAGGACTTCTACTTGCCAGAACTTCATTCATTCAAATATCGTGCTTGGGCACCATGGCCTCTAGCCGATCAAGCACAGCAGGATTGGGTTGCCAGTCTTGAGCGTGTGGACGATTGGCTAGTTCGTTGTGTGGGTCCACATCATAGTCACTGGGCTTGGGATCGTGTGGATCTAGCTCAGCAGGGCAATTACTTGGGCGTGGCCTTTCGTTGGGACAAGCATCGAACTCTATTTCTGCTGAGGTGGAGTCACTAGTCAGCTAATTACTTGACTATGACTTTAGAACAAATTATCTGGGCACAAGTGGCCTTTGTAGTGGCCATAGGCATAGTTTATACTCACAGTAATTGGCGCAAGATCCAGGAGTGCTATGGCATGTGGTTCACACGTGAATACTGGACAGACTACAATACCGTAGAGTTCGCATCATGGGCCGCCAAGGCCGTGATCATTGTGCCCGGACTTATATTTGGCATTCAAATATGGTGGTTGTTCTTTTTAACCCTGTTTACCAGCTTGACATTGATATGGGCATCCAATAAGAAGTTGTTGCCCACATTGGTTGGCTTCAATACCATATGGGTTTGGATCAGCTGTATGGTTCTAGCTCAACACTTAGTCAAGTAGGATTGTATTCACTTTCCATGAGCCAGTTGATGCCTATGCTCATGCGCCAATCACCCAGATCAGGAGCTAGTGCTTCGTGCTCAATACCACTGTTAAACACCACCAGTCTATGTGGCTGGAACTGGACCTGTTGTTCAGGTTCATAAAATTTCAAATCGCCTGAGTGGCCCAGTAAGAAGTAGACCCCGGTCCAGTATCTAGGATCATGGTCAAAATCTCTATGTGGCCCTGGACTCATACCCCCTGTTTGTCCATTGACTATGACACGTTCAAAGCCCAAGAACTTGGCCTGGGGGTCTATGTGTGCTATCAAGTCCGTGCGTATATAATCGCATAGGGCTGTGACAAAGTATGGAGGCTCTTGATTGACCCCTGTGCGTCTATTAAACAAACAACGGCCAAAGAATGCGGGGTTATGGTTGTGGGTATGGTGATTGTATTCCATGGGGAACCTATAGAACTGTTCCTCGCCCACTTGCTCTAACCATTTTGGCAGTGGGTGGTCAATGGTTTTTATCATAAGTGTTGATCTCGGACAAATAAAATTATAACTATACTTAATTATCACAAAGAAATTGACCATGCTTACACTCTGGTTTCCCACAGCAATACTTGATGTAGAATACCCCCAGCATGACGAACTCAAACATGCGCTTGAGCCACTCGTGTTGGCCCATGTGGGTAAGAATCCCACAACACAAGATTGGATAGGCAATGTGCCCAACAGTTTTAATCTTTGGAACCCCTTGAACACTGATGACGGCCCAGTGCAGGCGTTTGCCCATTGGGTTGAAGAACAAACCAACGAACTGGCATTTAAGATGGGCAGTATGGATCAGTTTATGATTGGCGAGGCTTGGGCCAATGTGTACGGTCTAGGTGATTTTCAAGAAAGTCACTATCACCCAGGGTGGCATTTTAGTGCTGTTTACTTTTTAACAGCGCCAGAAGGCAGTGGTAGTCTAAAGTTTGAAAGCCCCCTACTACCAGACATGTTGCCCTTGGACACCATGACACATAACGAACTCAGTAATCAATCAGCTTCATACACACCCCTTGAAGGTAGTCTAGTGGTATTTAGAAGTAGTCTTCGTCATGGCGTATACCCCAATCAATCCAAGTTGCCTAGAATATCGCTAGCCATGAATTTATGCAAGGTTAGACGCTAAATATTGCAAAGGAGATCACGATGACCGAATATAGAATTATTGCCAAAGATGTCAAGAACGGCACCAGGATCGTTAGACAAAGTTTAATCAATGCAGGCATGTATGACAAACACATTGCACAAGATGAAGCCAATGCGTTTGCCGAACAGCAGAGCAAAAAGACCAGAAGAGAATGGGTAGGGGTCATTGAAGAAGTGCGTAAACGTTCTTGGTAATATAAAAAGAAAAGGCTCGTAAGGGCCTTTTTTATTGGGTAAATATGGGATGAACATATATTACCTAAAACAACGTCAAGCACAATGCCAAGTGTGCCCTGAGAATAAAATGGGACGTTGCCAACAATGCAAATGCATCATATCTGCCTTAATCATGTGGCCTTTCAGCAAGTGTCCCTTGGGCCGTTGGCACGGAGTCAAATAATATTTGGTAAATATACAATAATGAATGGCCAACTTGCTGGTTAGAGGAAACGATAAATGTCTAAAAGTGTAAAAATTCGTAGGGGTAGTAGTCTAGATCATCAACAGTTCACAGGCGCCGAGGGCGAAATAACGGTTGATATCACTTTAGATACTCTCAGAGTACATGATGGAGTCACTGTAGGTGGATACCCATTACTCAACACCATTAAAAACTCTCAAGTAACTGCTGAAGAGTTCATAGCAAATAAAATATTATACAAAAACAGTTATGCCAGTCTATCGGCATTCCCCAATGCAGTTACCTATCCAGGTATGTTGGCCTATGCACAATTAGAGGCTAAAGCATTTATTAGTAATGGAACCACATGGACATCTTTTACTCAACCATCAGACCTTAACAATTTCGTAGTGAGCAGTATAAACACTGCCAATACTGTATTAGACTTTGGAGTTACAGCTCCTAAAGTTGGTACTAACCTAAGCTTCAAAACTCTTAGAGCTGGAACCAATATCAGCATGTCAGCTGATGCGACCAGTATTACTATAGTTGGTGCCAGTTATAGTGGAGAGAACGTACAGGACAGTGGCGGTGGTCAGGCAGTTTATAAAACTACCAGCGGTACTAGTCTACAATTTAAGACGCTACGTCCTGGCACTGGTATCACCATGTCTACCAGTGTTAGTGGTAATGAAATAAATTTAGATACTCCACTCAAACAAGCATACAATACAGTGACTGTTGACACTACTGATATTCCAACCAATACAGTAAACAACACCATAACGTTCACATCAGGATCAGGTATTACCCTAACACCAAACACTGTGAGCAAGAGTGTGAGCGTGGCTGTAAATTTATCAGCTACCAATAACTCTAGTCAAACAGGTAGTAATGTATTAGGCAGTTATAGTGCAGGTACGTTTGTTTTCAATAAAATCATTGGCGGAACTGGTATTACATTAACTGCAGGTCCAAATGGTGAAGTTAATATTGATAACGACTATGCAGGTACAATTACTGGTGCAATACCAATGCTACCTCCTACTCCGACATCTTTGGCAGTGTTTAATGATGTAACTGGTGCAGGTGTATTGCGTTTCTTTAACATAGCGGCTGGCAATGGAATATCATTAAGCAACGACGGCAACTCAGTGGTCATAACCAGCACTGGTGCTGGTGGTGGTGGAGCAGGTGTTGGTGTTATTAACTCAGGTACACTAAATGCCTTGGCATTTTATCCAGGACCTGGTACAGTGATAAGTCCTACTGCCAGCGCAGTCAAATATGATTCTGTTGATCAAGTATTGATCACTGATATTGATGGAACTGCTAGTGACATAAGCAACCATACAACTGATGCACTTGCAGAAGGAACAAACAATGTCTATTGGACTCAGACTAGATTCAATACAGCATTTGGTTTAAAAAATTCAGGAGACCTTGCAGAAGGCGGTTTGAATTTGTATTTTACCAATGAGCGAGCACAGGATGCTGTGTCATTAATGTTACTCAATGGCAATCCAACCCCATCCAGCATAACATCAACAACCACAGCACCAAGTACTAGTCTTGCCACAGTGACTGTGGGAAGCACTAGCGGTATTACAGCGGGAATGACTGTAACGGGTGCAGGATTTGGTGCAGGGGTCACTGTTCAATCTATAGTCAATGCTACAACATTTTTAGTAAGCCCAGCTATATTTGCACCAACTGGTACTAGCATTACTTTAACTGGAGTATCATCATTAGTTATAAACACTACTGCAAACACAACCAGCAGTGCAACATTTGTTGTTGATAGCACAGCAGGTATTACTAATGGATTAACAGTTATTGGCACAGGTATACTTGGTTCAGTAACAGTGTCTTCAGTGACCAACTCTACATCTTTTATTGTAAGTCCAGGATATAATGTAACAGTGGGCAGTGGAGTTGCACTAACTGTTAGAGCACTAGCGGCTACCGGCATAACAAGTGCATTCAATGATCCATCAAATACCTATACATACAATTTAGATTATGCAGTAGTTGGTCAACAGATTAGAAACAGTTTGAGTGTTATTGCTGGACAAGGTCTAAGCTATGATCCTGTAAGCGGACGCTTTGGACTAAGTGGAGCAGTGACCAGTGTAAATGGAATATCAGGAGCAGTGCAGTTGACTGTGGGTGATATAACAGGCGCGGCCCCACTTGCAAGTCCAACCTTTACAGGAACTGCTAGAGTACCAACTCCTATAGTAAGCAGTCCTATATTGCAAATTGCCAATAAAGACTATGTGGATCAAGCTAGACTTGCTGTAACAGGTAACCCACTAAGTGGATTGGCCACAATACAAGCTCTTGGCAATGCCATTAATGGTGACACATTGTTCTTCCAAACTGTTAATACTAGTCTTGCAGGCAAGTTAAACACGGCAGGCGGAACACTAAATGGTGCATTGAATTTAAACTACACGATTAATTCTGGATCAGACCCACTAACTGCCGTTAACAAACAGTATGTTGATGGTGTTGCTCTTGTGCAAACAGTTAATAGCAAACAAGGCAACGTGGTCTTGGTCACTGATGATATTGGTGAAAGAGTAAGCCCAGCGGCCACTAGACTATATTTTACCAACGCTCGTTCAAGAGGTGCAATTAGTTTAACCAGTGCAGATTCAGATATACTAAGTTACAACATAGGAACTGGTGCATTCACATTCAATATGCCAAATACTGACAAGATTAGTGAAGGAACTAATCAGTATTGGACTACAACCCGTAGTCGTGGAGCAATGGGTATTAACGTAACTGGAAATACTTCTTTTGCCAGTTATAATGCAGGCACAGGAGTTTACACATTTAATGCGACCACTGACAATTTGTCACAAGGTACAACTAATAAGTTCTATGATGATGCGCTAGTAAGACAAGCGATTACTTTGAGCACAAGTATCAGTCAAGTAGGACTGTTGTCATATAATACTAGTACTGGTCAGTTTACATTAGCGGCCCAGACATCAAACATATCAGAGGGTGCCGCAGGTCCTTATTACTTTACAGGTACTAGAGTTAACTCTGCACTTGCAGTGAGTGTTACTCAGTTGAGCAGTGTGGCAGCATCACAAGTTTTAACTTCAGCGTTTAACCCTGCTACATCTGTAACAACATTTACATTTAATGCTAATACAAACAGCATTACAGAAGGTACAAATAACTTATATTTTACAGACACTAGAGCTAGAACAGCTATCACTTTGAGCAGTGATGACACAACAGTTTTGCAGTACAATACAGCTACTGGTGCATTTACTTTCAATAAACCTAGCACAACAAAGATTGCTGAAGGTACTAACCTTTACTATACTGATGTTCGTGCAAGAGCGGCACATGGAGTTAGCGTAACACAAACTACTGGAGTGTCAATAGCCAATGCACTTACCTATAGTACATCAACTGGTGTATACACTTTTAATGCTAACTTAGATAACTTTGCTGACGGTGCAACAAATAGATTTGCCAGTGTTAGTAGAGTTGCTGGAATTATAAGTTTAACTACAACCACTGCTGACGGCGCTGTTCCAGGAGCACTACTTGCCTACAATAATACAACAGGTGCATTTACATTTAATAATAGTACTGACAGTTTGCGTGAGGGATCAGTAAACAAGTGGGCCAGTGCCGCAACTGTTCGAGGACACGTAACTGCATCAGCAACAACACCAACTGTAAACAATAGTCAGTTTGCTCTACGCTTTGGTGGCAGTGCTGGTATAGGTGGTACGAATGCTGTTAGTGCTGGCGATATTAATCTTGCTTTCTATACCAGTCCAAGTATTGTTTGGACTCCGCAAGCTGATGGTAATACAACATTCCATTTGCGTACAGCACAGGAAATAACTACTACATCTACACCTTTGTTCAAATACATTACCAAGGCAACCAATCCAGCAGCCGCTGCCTCTGGAACTAGAATTGCAATTGGTGGTCTTGGAGATGTGACGTTTAACTGTTCAGTGGCTAGCTATCATGAAGTTAATAGAAGTACAAACATTTCGTCACTGTCATTTACTAACGTTCCAGCAAGTGGACAATATTTTGAAGTGACTGTGGTGTTTTATAATGGCCTTGGTTCAGGTGGAAACTTTTCAAATAGCAACACCGCAGTTAAGTTTGCTGGCGGAACACCTCCTACATTGTCTACTACAGTAGGACATAGAGATATATTTAAATTTTATACTATTGACGGTGCAAATTTCTTTGAGCTAAGTCGTAGTCTTGCTGTGAGATAATTAATATTATGAGACTAAACGAATTTACCAATCAAGAGTTAGAAGAACGTTGGGTAGCGGCCCACACCTGTAAGAGTCCAAAACATTTGGGCAATAGTGACCAGAGCCAGTGTGTGGCTCGTGGACTACGTCCAAGACACGATCACAAAGTATTAAAAGGTAAACAGGTATATGGTCGCAAGATCAAACATACCAAATATGGTGGTCCTCTTGGCGGAGATCCAAACGGCAAAGGCAAATAATCATTTCTTTTGTGGGAATGTTTAGCAGTAATTAAATATCAGTATGCTATATACTGAACTTCACAACAAGCCAATCATACTACCAAAAAAAGGAACTGTGGAAATAGATGCCGGAGAAGGCGCTATTCTAGTTCCTTTAGACAATGGAAAAATCTTTTTACATTGGGTCAATGAAAAAGGTCAAATCAACAATACTCATCAGCTTAGGTACAGCACTAAAGTTACCAAACAATTACGTTTGGTTAATGGCGAGGCTAGAGAACTACAAGTGATGCAGATCACACTGTGATTAATCTAGAAAACTATTTTGAAAAGGGGTTTGAAGTCACAAAGTTAACCCCTGACATTGTGACCAAGTTGTGGCAAATAGTTTATACGACCAATTGGATAAACGATGAGTCAGGATATAAATCCAAACCAGACTGGTATCAGGCTAAAGATATCACCAATGACAGTAACAGTCGCATTTACCAAGGAAAAATAGAACGTGAGTGTGGTAGAGAGTTACTAAACAACAGCCCAACAGATATAATAGACATTGCTCAGCATATTATAAATTCTAATTTTTTTAGTCCGTTGAGAGTTTTTAAAAATAATACTGAACTAAAATACGTTCATCTTTGGAATGGTGCAGAGGACATATCTTGGCATAGTGATGCAATTGATGGTTCAGATATGTTAATACTCATATACCTAACTGAGGAATTACAATGGGATAATGACTGGGGCGGCTGTATTGAAATTGCCAAAGATGTTAATGATCAAAAACGTTATCAAACATTAGTACAACCATTAAGTGGCAATATGGTTGCAATTAATAATGCCAATCCACTAGTCAAACATCGAGTTCACGCACTCACTAATCAAACGGTTAACCGATACACGTTCAACATGTGTTTCAATTGGTTAAGTTGATCATAATTTGGTAAAACCAGTCTTGACAACTGTTCAAAAATCCACTATAATAATACACATAGACACTATTTAGGAAAAATCAAATGCACAAAATTATTGCGGCTCTAGAAGCAGACAACAGTCGTCTTGCCAAAGAAGCAATTATCTCTGCGGAGATGGAAAAGGATAATAAAGAATTTTTTGAAGGAGCACTGCTTTGTCTAAGTCCCTTCATTACGTTTGGTGTTAAGAAAGTTCCCACACATGGCGGCCCAGATGGACAAGGCTTGCCTTGGTCAGTGTTCAAAGACTTGGCAGACAAATTAGCTAAACGTGAACTTACAGGGCATGATGCACGTGACGCAATTGAACTGTGTTTGAAGACTGCCAAGCAAGACGAATGGAACGGCTGGTACAAGCGCATCCTTACTAAAGACTTTAAAGCAGGCTTTGGTGAAAGCACAATCAATAACTGTGCGAAGAAACTAAAAAACAAAGAGTTTGGCATTCCATTGTTCGAATGTCAGCTGGCACACGACAGCGCCAAACACGAAAAGAAAGTAACAGGCAAGAAGCTTATTGAAGTCAAGCTGGATGGAGTGCGTGTTATTACCATTGTTCATCCAAACGGCATGGTCAATATGTATAGCCGTAACGGCAAAGAGTTAGTCAACTTCCCTCACATTGCAGAACAGTTTGCCAAGTATGCCGGCAACTTAAAAGAAGCCACTGTGTTTGATGGCGAAGTAATGTCCAGTTCATTCCAAGACCTTATGAAGCAAGTACATCGTAAGAGTAATGTACAAGCTAACGATGCTGTACTACATTTGTTTGACTACTTGCCACTTAAGAACTTTCAAAAGGGTGCATGGGATATGCCACAAACATATCGCATTTCACAATTGAACAAATGGAAAGAGTCCACTGGAGAGTTTGCTCCTAACATCCAATGTCTTGACTACGAAGAAGTAGATTTGGACAGCTTGATTGGTCAAGTGCGTTACAAAGAAATTAACGCACAAGCCATTGCTGGCGGCTATGAAGGCATCATGCTCAAAGATCCAGAAGCTGGATATGAGTGCAAACGTAGTGTTGCATGGCTCAAACTTAAACCATTTATTGAAGTTAGTCTCACCGTTGTTGGTGTTGAAGAAGGTACTGCTGGCACCAAGAATGAAAACAATTTGGGTGCATTAATTTGTGAAGGTGAAGATGATGGAAAATTTATCCGTGTTAATGTGGGTGGCGGGTATAGCGATGATCTACGTCGTGAGCTATGGGACAATAAAGATACGCTTGTGGGACAGATTGTTGAAGTACGTGCAGATGCGGCAACTAAAGCACAAGATGGCGAAACTTGGAGCCTTCGATTCCCTAGATTCCTTCGTTTCCGCGGCTTCGAAGTTGGCGAGAAAATTTGAAAGAAAACCAATTATGATGGATAAGATGGCAATCAAGGATACTCTATATGGAGGCATCCATGAAATGATGAATAACAGTAAATACTTTTACTATACCAATGTAGGACACAACTATTGTCATTGGACAGATGAAGGAGTAAAGGCACTGACGGAATACCTCAAACTCATGACTCCTATAATGTTGACCAATGAAAGAGAGATGCTCGATAAACGAGCAAAGCAACTTGTTCTTGATGGACTGAAAGGAGATGTGAAGTAAAGTGAGTAAAGAAGACGTTATCGTCATGGAAGGAGAAGTCATTGAAGTTCTCCCCAACGCAACATTTAAAGTAGTACTTGATAATAAAGTGGCAATTAACGCATACACTTCAGGAAGAATGCGTCAAAATAAAATACAGGTCCTGTTAGGCGACAGAGTTCAAATTGAACTAAGCCCGTATGATCTCAGTAAAGGTCGTGTAAGTCGCAGACTTTAATCCCATGAAAGTTTAACATCAGGAGTGTTGGTCAAAAGCCATTCTCCCATGTCTCTACACGTCTTGTGGAATTCGTCTCGCTTGATACTTACAGAAGCAGAATTGGGTCTACCACCATCTCTAGGATCTAATAGCAAGTCCAACTGCTCAGCAGAAATCAACATGCTGTTGTATATTTTCCTACCACTAGATTGAGCAAACTCATCAACCCTGTCTAGAGCCTTCTCAATCTGTAGCTTGTGCTGTAAAAACTTAGGGTTCTTACTTAATTTCATAACAAATATTGTTCCCAACTTGGATGGGCAAGATAGAAAGGCAATTTCTTGCGCTTTTCAACCAATTCCCAATAACTTGGTTTATATGGCTGACGTTTAGGTTTAATGCGTTTATCGTTACCTTTGTTGGCATTACATTTTGAACAAGCACATGTGGCATTTTCCCACACGCTTTTACCGCCGTGTGATGTTGGCAACACATGATCTAAGGTTGCTGTTTTTTTGTTAACAACTGTGCCGCAGTACTGGCATTTAAAATCATCGCGGAGAAAAACATTCTGCTTGCTGTAACGAACATACGATTTTGTCTTTTGATAATCCCTTAACACCATAACGGCAGGTATCTTGGTTTCCCAAGACGAGCTACGCACCACTCGGTCTTCGTGCCATTCCAAAGGAACAGCCTTGCCCAAAACGAGATAAGTGATAGCGTCCTGCCAAGATATAGTACTCAAAGGAAGTACACTAACTGGTTGGCAGTCTGCATTTAGGATTAGACATTCTGACATTAAAACCTCACTTAAAACAATATTTACCTTGACATTATAACACGAAACTATCAAAAGAACAAGGTACAACCTACTTAAACGAATAATTAATTTTATGAAAAAACTATTTTGGAAACTACTTGGATTTATAAGTTTAGGCTTGGCCTATATTGGAGTAATTACTCCAGGAATGCCATACTCTATTTTTGTTGTATTTGCGGCCTACTGCTTTGCCAAAGGCAGTCCAAAAATGCATGCCTGGTTATACAATCATAAGTTGTTTGGACCATTCCTTACCAACTGGGGTGAGAAGCGTGTGTTTCCAACTAAGATGAAATTCTTTATGTTAGGCATGATGAGTACTAGTTTGATCATTATGTTCTTTACAGGAGTAAAACCAATTGGAATTATTAGTACTGCAATTTTTATGGGGCTTGTTGCTATTTGGGCTTGGAGGTTTCCTGGCTCTGTTGCCGATTATGATCAGCGCATCGCTCAAGGCAAAAAAGTAGGCTGGTTCAACAACAGTTTTTAATTAAAACATTGTTTTAAGAGCTTTAATTAAATCTTCAATCATTCCATCATCGTGAAACGGAGTAGGCGCAAAACGTAACCTCTCTGTTCCCACAGCCACAGTGGGATAGTTAATTGGTTGCACATAGATGTTGTGCTCGTTTAATAATGCATCACTCATGGCTTTACATTTCTTAGCATCGCCTACTAGCACAGGAACAATATGTTCTGTAGCACAACTCATAACTTCAATACCAGCAACACCCAAACGATGCTTTAGTTTACGAGCACGTTCCTGATGCTTCTCACGTATCTCATTGTGATCTTTAAGATACTTGACTGCGGCCAACGCACCCGCACAACTAACTGGGCTCATACTAGTAGTAAAGATAAAGCCAGCCGCCACACTACGAATGGCATCACACACTACGGAGTCGGCAGCAATATAGCCACCTTGTACTCCAAATGCCTTGCCCAGTGTTCCATTTATGATATCTATTTCAGATTCTAGTCTAAGCTCTTCAACTTTGCCACCACCATGTTCGCCATACAAACCAACAGCGTGAACTTCATCAATATAGGTAATAGCTTTGTATTTTTTAGCAAGTCGACATATTTCTTTAATAGGACTAACGTCACCGTCCATGCTGTAGACACTTTCAAAAGCAATGCATGGTGTATTTCCTTGTGCAAAACTAATTTTAAGTTTCTGTTCCAAATCTTCTAAGTCGTTGTGTTTGAACACAACTTTCTTGGCTCGACTATGACTCATGCCCACAATCATACTGTTGTGGTTATTTTCATCACTGATATATTCTATGTTAGGTATGATTTTGGCAAGTGCAATAAACGTCCATTCATTAGCAACATAGGCACTTGAGAATAATAGGGCTTTTTGTTTCTTATGCAGACTTGCTAGCTCGTATTCTAATGCCACATGATAATGGCTAGTGCCTCCAATATTCCGAGTACCCCCGCTGCCAGCGCCTGTGTGATCTAGTGCGGTATGCATGGCGTCTAACACCACTTTATGCTGTCCCATGCCCAAATAATCGTTCGAACACCAATTAACTATGTTTTTAATGTTGTAAGGACCATACCAAATGGCTGTGGGGAATTTGCCTGCTTCACGCACAATGTCATTAAAAACACGGTATTTTCCGTTATCTTTTAAGGTAGAGATTAATTCTTCAAATGGCTGTTTGTTTATCATACTCGTATTTAAACTAAATATTGGTAGAGGGCAACCAAAATGAGCAAACAATTAATCAATCTAGGGAACGAAAACGCTGGCAATGGCGACCCATTACGCATTGCTTTTGGCAAGATCAACAACAACTTTGACGAGCTGTATGCAACATTATCAGTATCTAGTTTAACAGAGTTAGCTCAAGATTATGCGGCAACAATGTTAACCACTGGAACACACAGTGGAATCACAGTTTCATATAATGATTCCACTAACAAATTAAATCTAACAGTAGTGATTGATGGCGGCACTGCTTCAACAGTGTTTTAAGGACAAAAAATATGGCAACGCAGATTAAATTAAGAAGAGACTCGTACCAGAATTGGTTTGATAATAACCCAGTACTAGGGTTAGCAGAACCAGGTTACGATACAACTAATAAAAAACTAAAAATTGGAGATGGAGTCACTACTTGGAGACTTCTTCCTTATTTTGATGATAAAGAAACAGATCTTAGTGCAGTTGCTCAAGACATTTTACCAAGTGTAGATAGTAACGGAACTACAGGATATACACTGGGTAGTCCAACTAAAAAATGGAAAGAATTATTTGTATCCAACGGATCAATTTACATTGGTGATGTTAAGCTATCAAACGTGGGTGGTAAACTCGTAGCAAAAAAGGTTATTAATCCTGGCTTAGAAAACGAATCCGACCATCCAGAAGATTCAGATGCAGCCAGTGAAATTAGGGGCGGTAACGGTGGCGGATCCATATCGGACTTTGGTGAAGGCTTTACTGACTCATTAGATGATGGAAAGATTACCACCAGCAAACTGTACAATGAAAATCCTAACCAGGGACTCAACAACCAGTATGTACTAGAAGTTACCAATGGCGGTGTTGTTGTATTGCCAGATCAAAGTATCATCAACGGTGCTACACTAAAAACTGTAGCAGGCAACTATGCCGGTATCACAGCAGGCCCGCAAGGTGCTGATGAAGATTCATGGATGTGGGTTGACAACAATGGCGCTACTATTGCCACAAAATACAGTACAGATGCTCATACTTGGACATTTAACAACAGTGGTGCATTAACATTCCCCCAAGGCACCACAATTGCCACCGCTGACGGAACAGATGCATTTCTCATAGACGGTGCTGTTGACAAAGATGTTCAAATATATACCTACAGTGGTCCTACTGCTCACGGTTGGACGTTTGGCACAGATGGTAGCATAACATTTCCGGACAACACAGTACAAACCACAGCCTACACTGGCACAACAGGCGATGCCAATATTTGGGTACAGACATTTGAATCCGTTGAAGGCGCTCCAGACGATGTGGTTGCGGCTGCGATGAGCGTGGAGTATGATGTTGAAGGTAATCTCATCTGTGTGTTTAGTCACGCACTAGACTACAATAGTCCTTTTGGCGGTACAGGCAGTTATTTCTCAGTGGCCAAGATCTCCACCACAGGCACAATCCTATGGCAAAAAAGACTTGGCGCGGGCACCTACACGGACGGATGGGGCCTAGCAGTAGACAGTGATGACGGTAGCGTTTACATAGCAGGCAGTGACCGTCTTGACAATGAATCACAAGATTCCGATGCCATGTTGACCAAGATTGATTTGGCTGATGGTGCTTTTCAGTGGAGCAAGATTTATCGAGTTACCAGTGTGTCTGGCCAAAGTCCAGTTGTAGATGTGGCCAGCGACGGTAATCCTGTTATGGTTAGTTTTTTTGAAAATGGCAACGACAATTATATCGCAACGACCAAAGTTGACAGCACCGATGGTTCCGTAATTTGGAGTAGAAAATTTGACGGCCAAGGCTCTGACTACGCATACGGTATGGGTGTTGGCCCTAACGGTGAAGTAGTAACTGTGGGCTATGTAGATCGAATTACTAGTCTTGTAGAATCATATCCAGTAACCACGCAAACCGGCAGCGGTCTAGAAGTATTGGTCATCAACAGAAGTGATTTAACCGGTTCTGGGACATTTACTACCAATTGGAAAGTGGCGGGCAGTGGCATCTCAGAATACGCAGATGTAACATTTATCAACAGTTATTCAACCTTGACTGGCACAGTACAACAAGGTTCAGGTGCTACATTTAACATAACAATCGCAGGTGACGGCACGGTTGCTAACCCTGTGATTGTTGCCAACGGTGGCTCAAACTATCTAGTAGGACACAAGATCAAAATACCATATACCGCAATCGGTGGAGCAGATCTTAACTCAGATATTATTCTTACTGTCACAGGAGTTGATAGCGGTTCAATTAACGCCGTGGCGGCAGGTGGTTTTCCTGGCGGCGCCGGAACGCCAAATACCTACAATGGAGTCACAGGCACCAACCATCAAACTGGTTCAGGATTGGAATTCAGCCTGAGCCTTGATAGTGGCAGTACCTACACAGAACATCCTTATACGTTCCAAAACGTGGGCACAAACTATGTTACTGGAGATGTTGTAGTAATTCCTGGAACACAGTTAGGTGGTACCAGCCCTGCTAATGATTTAACCGCTGTTGTCACAGCCTTCGAAGGCGGTGTCACAGGAATTAGTAGTTTCTCAGGCGCTCAACAGACCACAACCTACAGAATTATAGTAGCAGAATCTGAAGTGGACTTCAGCGCAGATGGCACTTGGACTTTAAACGAAGTAGATGTTGACCTCAACGACCGCATGTTGGTTATCAAGTACAACAGCGCAGGAGCAATACAGTGGCGGAAGGCCATACAGTTTGACGATGGATTTAATTGTAACGGAGCAGACTGCGACCTTGACAGTGCGGGCAACATCTATGTAACAGGGCAATACAACAAGACTGACGAGAACGGAGTTGCTTTAAGCATTGTTAAACTCAACAGCAGTGGTGTTAAACAGTGGAGCAGACGAGTAACAGGCAACTGTGACACATTTGGCACCAGCATTGTGGTTGGGGCAGATGATAACCTATATCTATCAGGCATGACTGGCATCGAGAATACTGTTGAAAACGGTGCTCCTTACGCAGACACCCACTCGGTATTGGCCAAGTACAGCACAGCCGGCACGGTGTTATGGCAACGCTTGTTGGAAAATTCATCAACTTGGAGTTTTACTGGCGCATTTTTTCAAGGAGGTGCCAGCAATCTAGCAGTCAAAGATGACTATGTGGCAGTGAGTGGCGGATATGGAGATTTTGACAGTACTACATTTTCTGCTTCAGTTGCTCAGGTCAGCGCAGACGGCACCGTATTCTCCGTGGACGAATGGGACTTTGTTGCGTCCAACTTTAGCGGCACATTCTTTAATGACGCCAGCGACATCACAGTGATTGATGCTGACAAAACTGATTCAGACTTCATCGGTGACATCATTGTTACCGAAGGTGCGAGTATGGATCCCACTGGTATTGATTTCTTAATAGGCACCGTATACAGTGCCGTTGTTGGTGCCGATGATAGACTAGTCAACAACAGCAACGAATTAGTATTACAATCGACAGGAACTGTGACATTGCCCCGGGGTGGCACAATCTCAGAAGGCATTGTTACCAGCAATCCAACTATTCAACTTACACCAGCAGACCCAGATGTGGCCAGTCAGAAGTTGGTGATCAAAGGCGGGTTTAGCAACAGCCGTACTGACAATGGTATCACAGTGAGTCTCAGTGACATTGATGCCGTAGTTAACGATATCATTACTGTTAGTATTGTATCAGGAACTCGTGCTAACCAACTGCTCTACTGGTGGATCTACCCAACCGATGCTGGCATAGGCGATACAAATTCTGGCACAGTGATATTAGATGGCAGTGGTGATGGCAACTTTACAATTCTTATAGACAGTGATGACTATGAATTTACTGTGCGTGTGTCACCTGAAAACAACAATTACGATCCTGACAATGTGGGTGTTGAATCAGTAACGATTAATGGTGAAGCACCTGCGTATGCTAGTCCATATCACCTACACTTGACCACAGGCGATTTGTCAGAGACCAGTATCTTCTTGGGCACAGACAATCACAATGTGCGTACCACAGTGGATGGTGGAATACAAATAACTACACAAACAACAGACGTAGAACCTAACGAAATAATTATCACAGGTGCTGACGTTAGCGTAATAAACACAACTTACACTCGTGCTCCAGCGAATCCGCCAACTTGGACTTCAGGTGGCGGCAACATGGCCACCGATCCTTATATACAGTTTGTAGATGGCGAGTGGGGAATTGTTGCTCCTACTTACGATCTAACACCAATTTATGTCAACACAGGAACACTGTATGCGCCATTGGCACAGTGGAATACTAACCCACCACTAGGCAGCGTGGCTCCTACTGGAGTGTACATATACGGTACTCCGCCCGTTCAAGAGTGGAAATTTGGTCCAGATGGTGTGACCACGTTGCCCTCTAATGGTGTGATTCAAACAACAGATGTCAATGGCAGGATCAAAACTGTGATTGCTGTGCCTCACACTGAAGATCGAGACAGTGGCGATTGGACTTCAGCAACATATACTGGCTGGAGTGAAGGAAATGGAAAAATAGTATTTGTAGATCCAGGTCAAAGTTTTAGACGGTATCTAACTCAAAGACTACCAGATTCTGCTACAGATCCAATTGTCCTTGTCAACGGGAATATTTCATTAACATACACTTCCCGTGATATTGAACCAACTCAAATTACTCTGTATGTTAACGAAGCACCTGCTACGGATCCAACTACTATAACAAG